AAAGGTTGGGACCACAGGGTGAGGTTGGGGACACCGTTGTTTTTGAACGGCTTTTCGTGTCCCCAACCACCTCGGGAGGTTGGGACAGGGTTGGGACCACCGGGGAGGTTGGGACGGCGCGGCATTCGAATTCCGTGCGGTATGAGAAATGCCGATGAAAGTCACAGGAAGCGGAAAGCCGAGATGCGCAGCAGCAAAGTGTGCTGACCGCCATCACTCGAGCGCGGGCATCGGCAGAGTCGCCGCAAAATAGGACCGTGCTCCGTTGCTCTATCTAGCCGCTCTATCGTAAGGCTATTGCATCATGAAGTTGCTACCCGACGGCCCTGATATCCCACAGGAACTCCTCACCGCCCAAGAAAAGGGCGAAGTGCTGTTCATCTGCGGCGCCGGGGTTTCGATGACGATTGGCCTCCCGTCTTTCAGGGGACTCGTACTCGCCGTTTATGAGGCGTTGGGCGAGAACTGGCACCTCCATCCGGCCGAACGCGAGATAATGGAGCCAAACGGCCGTTTATCGGGGCAGTATGATCGGGTGCTCCGCTCCTTGGAACGGCGCTTGACAGCCGCAGGCACGGCGCAAGCCGGCCGCCTGCGCGAGAGAATTCGCGACGCAGTACGCGCAGCGCTCCAGCCTCCAAAAGATCAGAAAGCAGATCTGAACGCGCACGCGGCGCTGCTTGATCTCTCCCGAGACGCGGAGAGCACCATTAGGCTTGTGACTACGAACTTCGATACGCTGTTCGAGCGTGCATGGCCGAGGCGGGGCCCGGCCCCTTCGTTCGCCGGCCCGGCAATGCCCCAACCAAAGACGGCCGGCTGCGCTGGCGTTCTTCACCTGCACGGACGCCTTTCCGACGAACCCCTGGGGCTGGCCGAAACCGATCTTGTACTGACTAGCGCTGAATTCGGCGACGCCTACCTCCGCTCTGGATGGGCATCGCGCTACGTCTACGACTTGGTGCGCGCCTACACGGTGGTGCTGGTTGGTTATCAAGCCGACGACCCTCCAATGCGATATTTGCTTGAAGTGCTCGAGGCAGACCGGCAGCGCTATGCTGATCTCCGGCAGGTCTATGCTTTCGCAAATGTCGATAACGACGAGGCGCTGACCCGCGCCCTGTGGGAAAGCAAAGGCGTGGTGCCGATTCTCCACAACGTCGATGCAGATGGCAGCTATGGCCCGCTTTACCGGACTATTCTCGAGTGGCGGACGTATGCGCAGGACCCCACTGCATGGCGCAGGGAGCAGCTGCGACAGCTGTTTGCGAACGATCCGGCGGCGTCGACAGCCACAGTCGATCGTGTCACCGAACTTCTGCAACACGGGGATGCATCCCTGCTGCTGTCCGAGCTCAATCCGCCAGCGGCATGGCTGTCCCTCCTGAGACAGCAACGGATTTTCGATAGTGGCACAGCCAATCCCGGTGCTTGGATCGCTGCGCGGCTCAACGATCCGGATATGATCCGCGCTGCTGCGGCGCACCCGACGTTCGACGAACGAACAACCTGGTATATTGAGCGTGCACTTGATCAGAAGCGAGACGAACTCGGCCCCGTCCGGGCACGCGCTTGGGAGATCATGCTGTCGGCCAAAAAGCTGCAGGCCGACATCGATGATGGCTTTTCTTGGTACCGGCAGGCACCGCGCATTCGCGCGGGCGAAGTCGGCTATGAGGTCAGGCGGCTCGTGACAAACCTGCTGCGGCCGCGACTAAGGGTAGGTCGAGCCTTTCAATTCTACGACGAGTCGACGGAGCCGCAGTGGGACGAGACCGCGATTGAGAGCTTACACTCCTTCATGCGGGTGGACTTCGAGCCGTCCGAGCGCAGCAACTTCCACGAGATCGTCGAAACCTGGCCTCGCGACGAGAGGTCCCTTGTGCAGCTGCTTCAGGCTTTGGAGCGGACACTACTCGATGCGCTCGAAAATGCCGAGGATGTTGGTTTCACGGTCGGCTACGACCGTAGCGACAGTGACGTACCCTCCGTCGCCCATCACGAACAAAACAGATACCGCAGTGGCTTCTACCCCATCGTTCGGGTGATAGCCGACCTATGGGAGCGGCTCGGCCAGGTGGCGCCGGAGCGCGCAATCGGACTATCCCGACCATGGGGCCAAGCACCCTTCGTGCTGCTTCAGCGTCTGGCGATCTTCGCCGCTACAAACCCTGTCCACCCTGCCGCCGATCTCGCCAAGGCGATCATGGGGCTCGACGACCATGGCTTCTGGGTGAGCCGCGCTCAGGTCGAGTTGATGCGAGGCTTGGTCGCTCGTTGGGACGAGTTCACGCCGCGGACGCGGGCAGATATCGAGGCACGCATCAGCGCAGGCATTCCTCGGGACCTGTTCGACGAGGATGCGTTCGATGCGCAGCGCTGGGAGTCGGTCTGCGACAATGCCATTTACCGGCGGCTGAGCCGACTGGAGACGGCTGGCAAACGCCTCAGTGCCGACAGCATCACCTTGTTGAGGCAGATTGCTGAACGCTACCCGCAATGGCGTGCAAGCCCGGGAGATCGGGACGACTTCCACAGCTGGAGCGAGACCCGAACCGGCCCCGAGGGCGACGTTGGCCTACTGAAAGATGTGCCTGACGAAACGCTGGTTGGAGAGGCTCTGCGGATCGAGAGCGAGCGCCAGTTCGATCAGGGCGAGCTTTGGCGGTTGTTCTGTTCATCCGATCCCGACCGGGCATTTCGCGGGCTGTCGGCCGATGCTGCGGCGGGGAACTGGAACCCGTACCCATGGAGATCACTGTTCTGGGCCACCGGCGAGTCGTTCGACGGCATCCTCAAAGTGGAAATCGCCGACGCCGTACTTGAAATGCCAGATGCCACGCTCATCGAGCTTGCCGGCACCATCGCGGACTGGATCAGAATTCATAGAGCATTCCTGGATGGTGAACCTCGTGAAGGGGTCAGCCGACTATGGCTGTTGTGGGACCGCCTTGCGCAACTGGTGTATGCCGAGAATGAGGCCGCTGATCCACGGGCTGAGGACTTGGTCGATCGGGCATTGAACGCGCCCGGTGGCGTGCTCGCTTGGACGCTCATTAGCCATTTCGAGGCGTCGAAGCCCGGGCCCGGAGCTGGTTTGGGCGACCTGGAGACGCGCTTCAACGTGATCGCCCGTGCTGATAGTGACTCTGGGCTTCTGGGGCGCGTATATTTCGCCCGCGCGCTAAACTACCTCCATAGGACTGCTCCAGACTGGACGAATGCCGAGATACTGCCGCGCTTCCGCGAGGAGCATCCCGAGGCACTGGCCATGTGGAAAGCAAATGCCCAGACGCGCGCAGGATCGGCTGTCTTGTTCAATACCCTGAAGGCACCGTTACTCGCCATGATACCTCGCCCAGAGTTGCGGGATATTGAGGCCGACAATCTCGCCACGCGCCTTCTTGACGTGCTGGTATCGCGCCAATTGGGTTCGGGCCAAAACTATGAGCTAACTCCTGCGGAGGTCCGCAATCTTCTGGCCGTGAGTCCTGAACGAGTACGCGAGCATTTTGCCTGGCTACTCTGGCGGATGCAGAGCGACGACACGCCCGGGGATGGCCAGCTTGCGGCTAAGGGCACTCGATGGAGAGAGCTTGTCGGTCCCATCTTCGAGCGGATCTGGCCACTGGATACGCGACTGCGAACTGAGCGCGCATCGCGGAACCTGGTCCAGATGGCGATGAATACGGATGATGCCTTTTCTGAGGCCGTTGATGCCGTGGTCGATGTCCTGGCGCCGTACGAGCTCTACTCGCTGGAGCATACGCTCCGCCTGGAAGCGGCGCACGCGGCGCTAATCGATCGTTATCCAAGAGCCATCATAAAGTTGAGCAGTGCGTTGATCGATCCGCTGCTCCATCCCGTTCCACGCGACCTCAGCAAACTCCTTGACGATTGCGAGAATCTCGATCCTCAGATCATCCATGACCCATCGTTTCTACGGTTGAACGGCTTCAGGCGGCTAAGCAGCGCTTAGTAGGGCGATCGCGTGCATAGATGTCTCAAGGGTCCGCGTTTACGCAAGTCATGCTGCATATCGGCGCGAAGCCAAGTGGCAGCTTCGTACCGGTCTATTGGCTTCTCAGTACAGGCAGACCTATCCTCTCCGATACCGCCACTCCCGCGGCGCCTCGCGCCCACCCTCGTCGCGGCGTCGGTACCGCTCCCAGCCGTTCGCCTTGAGGTAGGCCGAGACGCGCATCTGGTCACTGCGGGTCCAGCGTGCAGGTTCGAGCCCGATCGCCTCCTCGAGAATTTCGCCAACCGATACGTCCCTCAGCGGCTCCGGGCGCGGCACGCTTTCGGTGTGGGAGTTGCCGTAGTCGGGGAAGCCGTCCGAGACGGTGCGAATCTCGTGCGTCAGCCAGTGCTCGATCAGGTCGTCCCAGGCGTCGGACTGGTAGCGGCGGTCCTGTTCCTCGCGGGCTTCCTCCAGAAGCGCCGGATCGTCGATCCACCAGATCGCGCCGGCATGGAAACGATGGACGGCTTCGGCCCAAAGCTGGTCCCGGTCGCGCGCAAGCGCCGCGATGTCGATGGTGCTGCAGCGGAGCGGCCAGAAGCGACGGTTGCCGGTCTCGTCGCGCAGATAGGTGTCGGGGTTCACGGTGCCGGCGAACACGCACTGGCGCGGCACCTCGACCGTGTAGCGGCCATAGGGCGGGCGGAAGCGGTCGGTGGTGCGGGTCAGGAACGCCTTGATGCGCGAGACCTCGGCGCGGCCGATGGCGTCGAGTTCGGCGATCTCGACGATCCAGACGCCCTGCATGTGCAACGCCGCGTCCTTCGACCCGAGCTCGGGCAGTTCGTCGGTGAACCACTCCTCGCCGGCCAGCACCTTGATCGCCGTGGACTTGCGCGCGCCCTGCGGTCCCTCGAGGATCAGCATGTGGTCGGCCTTCACGCCGGGGCGATAGATGCGGGCGACGGCCGAGATCAGCCAGAGCGCGCCGATGGTGTGGTTGAACGCCGTGGGTTCCGCGCCGAGATAGGCGCTGGTCCAGGTCTCGATCCGGGGCGTGCCGTCCCATGTCAGGGTGTCGAGCCAGTCGCGGACCGGATGGATGCGCAGCTCGCGGGCGACGGCGCCGACGGCGCGGCTCACGACCACCGGCGCCACGTTGATGCCGCGCAGTTGCAGCCACTCGGCGGTGCGGATGTCGTCGGCATCCTCCCAGGGGCGCGGGAGCGACGTGGCGACGCTGTCCCACGGCAGCGGTTGGCGAACCACGATCTCCTGTCCAAACTCGTCGAAGGCGAGCACGCCGGCAAAGGCAGGATCGGAGGTTAGCGCAACGATGACGTTGGCCTCATTGCGCTCGGGCGCGCCGGCCAGATCGAGCCGGAGACGTCTGAACCAGGCGGGCTTCGGGATCGGTGCGTGCGGGTCGCCGGTGGCGTTCACGCGGCGGCGAAGCTCGGCCAGCTGCTGGGTCAGGACCGACATGCCGATTCCGGTCGCGGACTTGATCCGCGCGATGACCTGCCGTTCGGGCAGAGGATCGAGCTTCGCCAGCGCGATGCGCCCGAGCAGCGTGGACAGGGCTTCGAACTCGGGCGGATTGGTAAGCGCCTCAGCCGCGGCGATCAGCGTTGCGGGATCGTCTACGGATGCGACGATGGGGGTGGCCGTCTCCATTTCCTCGGCCTGCGACACCGATGTGGTGTCTGCGTCGCGCCTGTAGTCCTCGGCGCGGGCGCCGCGCTGCAGATCGTCGTTGAAGTCGTCGCCATGGAGCGGGGCGACGATCTCGTTCGGGATGTCGGCGCGGTTCAGGCGGTCCGCGAGCGTCGCCGCCGCCTGGCGCCCGGCGTCCCCGGCATCTGCGTAGATGGTGACGCGCCGGGCACCCTCGGGCCACTGGAACCGCGCCAGACCGTCTGCCGACAGCGCTGCCCAGACCGGCGTGCCGAAGAGCGCGTGCGCGGCGAGCGCCGTCTCGATCCCCTCGGCAATGCCGATGTGTCCGTCCGCGGGCATCGGGAACAGCCGGACCACGGCATCCTTCACGCTCCCGAGCATCTTCTTGCCCGGAGGCGCCTTGGCGCTGCCGTCGTCGAGCAGGAAGGTGCGGTGGATGCCCGGCGCGCGCTCCCCGTCCGGCAGCCGCAGGATCGCGATCAGGCCGGGCCAGCCGCGGCAGCTGTCGAAGTCCGGAAGATCGGGGTGGAACAGCAGGTCGGGCGAGCCGGGATCCGACAGCCCGCGACCGCGCAGGTAGGTTTCGCCTGGCGTGCCCGCGATCGGCTCGGCCCCGCCGACCAGACGCGCGATCTCGGCCGAGTGGTCCGGGCGTGCGCGCATTGGCGACGCCATCGTGGGTCGCGGCGCGGGGTGATCCATCCCCGCGAGCCGCGCCGCCTCGTCGAAGAGCGCGCCATCACAGAGGCCGGTCGCCTGCGCGATCAGGTCGATCGGACCGGCCCGCTCGCCGGTGGCGTAGTCGAAGCCCCAGCCGGCATAGGGCCCGTCGAGATGGATGGTGCAGGAGCCCTCCTTGCGCGGCGGGCGCCCGGAGAGGTCTGCGCAGCGCAAGGATCGACGGTCCCGCGCAAGCCGGGCCTCGGGGAAGAGCCCCGGCAACCAGTCGGCGGCCGTGCAGGCGAGCCGCTCCTTCACCGCCGCCAGATCGTGCCGGGTCTTCGGGACCGCGATGTCGTTGAGGTCGATCATCGCGCCCCTCAGGCCAGAAGGACGAGCCCGCGCTCGGCCCGGGTGATCGCGGTGTAGAGCCAGCGGCGCCGGTCGATCTCGCTGCGGCCCAGCCCGTCGTCCCAGACGATCACGTTCTCCCACTGCGAGCCCTGCGCCTTGTGGGCGGTGATCGCCCAGCCGAAGGTCGCCTCGGTGAGCAGCCGCTTCTCCTTGTAGTCGCGGTCGTGGCGCTTGTCGTCGTAGGCGACATGGTCCTCGAAATGCCCCTTGTAGATGCGCAGCCGGCCTGGACGCCCGTCCCGATCGGGCTCGCCGATGTGGCGCCCGTCCTCGTCATGGACGACGGCGGAGAAGTAGAGGCTGCCCTCGTCGACGATGTCCTCGAGCGTCACGAACATCCCGTTGATCAGCCCCAGATCGTTCTGGTTCTTCAGGCAGATGATCTTCTCGGCCGGCCCCGTGGGCAGCCAGGTCCCGCCGAGACCGGCCGCCGCACGCATGGCGTTGTTGATCTGCAGCCGCGTGGCGTTCAGCCCGCAGATCAGCTGGCCGCCGCGCAGGGCCTGCTCCGGCGTGATGTCGCCCTTGCGGAGCTTGGCGACATGATCGTCGTAGACGCCGAAGCCGATGGGCCGGCCCTCGCGCGCCATGGTGGCGAGGCGGATGATCGCGCTCTCGGCCGCCTGGCGGTGGATCTCGGTCAGCATCACGTCGGGCGTATCGCGGGTGAAGGCTCCTTCGCCCTTGATGGGCGGCAACTGTCCAGGATCGCCCAGAACGAGGATTGGTTTACCGAAACTCATCAGATCGCGCGCCATCTCCTCGCCCACCATCGACACCTCGTCGAGGACGATCAGCCTTGCATCCGCCGCATCGCTCTGCGGGTTCAAGGCGAAACGGGGATGCTTCATCGCCGAGAGCGCCTGCCGCATGGCCTCGATCGCGGCCTCGGCCGTGGTGCGATCAAAGCCGGTGAGGCGCCGTGCGGCGATCTCGGCCTCTCGGACCTTCTGCGCTGCGGCTTCGATTTCCGCTTCCGTGGCCTCGATCACAGAATAGATCAGGCTGTGGATGGTGCGCGCAGGCGTGCCTTTGCGGGTCAGCACCAGCGCCGCCTTTCCGGTGAAGGTGGCGGTAACCACACCCGGCACGCAGGTGCCGTCCTTCGCGCCACGATGGGGCGAAAGGCCAAGCTCATCGAGCGCGAACTTCAGCACCGTGCTCTTGCCCGATCCGGCATAGCCAAAGAGCCGGAACACCTGTTGCTGCTCGGTGCGGTTCTCGAACCAGTCGCGGACCTCGGCGATGGCGGCGGCCTGCGCCACCGATGGCGTAAATTCCGTCATGTCTTCCGCGCCTCCACCGCATAGTCCTTGACCACCCCGCCGTGCGCGGGATCGCCCACTTCGCATTGGCGCACGAAGATGCGCCGGCCATCGGGCAACTGGCGCCAATGCCCCCGACGCAGGTGCCAGCGCGGGCTGGCATGACTGCCGCCGAGCCGTTCGGATGCAGTGCGAAGCCGGGCCGGATCGATGGCGACCTGATGCCAGGTCCAGCCGCGCACCCCATCTCGCGCGAAGGGTTTGCGCTTGACCGGGGCGATCTGGCGTTCGCTGATGCTTGCAGCGGATGCGAGGATCGCGAGCCCGCGCCAGACGATGGCGGCTGCCGCCTGACCGCTTTGTTCCGCCAGCCCTGCATCGCGGAGCGCCGGATTGATGGCGAATTCCGCGATGCCGCCATCCGCGATCCGGACATGGGCATGGATATCGGTCCAGCGTCTGGGGTTGCGCCACAGGGCGAGCCAGACCGCCTCGATGCCATCGTCGCGCTGCCGGGCATAGACGATCTGGCTGCGGATGGTCCGGCTGCGGTCGGCCAACTCAAAAATCGTCTCGGGGTGCGGCAACCGTTGCGGACCGGCCGCCAGGCGGCGGGCCAGCGCATCGACGTCGTCGGAATCGAACTGCGCCTGATCGGCGAAGCGCCAGACCGGTGCGAACTCGAACCCTTCGAGCAGGTCCGGCAGCCAGAAGCGCGCGCGATGGGCGCGGACAATCCGTTTGAGATCATAGGCGTCAGGGATCATCGCCGCTCACCCCAGCACTTGGCGGCCCATGCGCAGGGCGCGTGCCACTTGCCACCAGCCATGCCACCCCGGCAGACGACGGCCGTGGGTTCGGTCGCCGCCCGGGGCAACCATTCGCCCGCCGCCGAGGCCTGCACAACCGTGACCGCGCGATCCGACATCTCTTGCGCCAGTCGCGCTTCGAACGGCACCAGTTCCGTGTGCAATTCCATCGTGTCGCGGTTCAGCGCGGTGAAGAGCGCCGGATTGGGCAGGTCCATATAGGCCTGATAGAGCGCAATCTGGGCGGCGTAGACGGGGCGTGCGATGCTGACGCCGCGCTTGACCACATCCTTCCAGCTCGACGCGCCGAGCGCCTTGTTCTCCCAGAGCGCGGGATAATCCATCGCGACGGGGCCGGAGACGAAGCAGCCGTCGATATGCCCCTTGAACCGGCCCGCCATGGCCGCGAAGCCGAACTGGCGGCCATCGGGGCGTTCGGTGCGCAGGCCGAACCCTGCGATCCGGAACCAGCCCGCGACGATGTCCTCGGCCCGATGCCCCGCCTCGAAGATCCGCAGGATGCGCGGTTCGAATTCCTGGCCTTCGTCCTTGGGAACGGCGAGGTAGTCATACTGGATCTGGCGCAGGCAGTCGCGCCCCAGCCCCGAGGAACTGACATAGGTGCGGGGGCGCTCGGCGCGATTGCGCGCCGTCAGGGCCGCATCGATGGCGGACGTAACGGCAGTGGCGATCGGCGGACGCGGCGCAACCAGGCCATAATTGCAGCCAGAGCCGTGGTTCAGGTCGATCATTGGTCGCGCTCCCAGAAGCCGCCCGCCTGCGCGATGCAGGTCAGCTTGTGGTGCTGGGCCTCTGTGAGCCGGGCACGCGCGCCGAACTTCTCGAGCTTCTGACGCAGGCTCTCGCAGAACTCGACCTCGAAGTCGGTGATGGCATTAGCTGTTGCGGCGGCGAGAAGGTCGGTCCAGGGGGCGACCTCATCGTTCAGATCGATCATGACGGCCCCCTCAGAACGGAATCGGATCGTCATGGGCCGTGCCGGTCCGTTCCTTGCGCGCGCCTTGCGCCAGCATGCTGTCGACATAGCCGGTGACGGCCGCCTCGATCAGCCGGTCGATATCGGCGGCGGTGCGGTGGAAGAAGGGCTCCATGAGCCCGAGGTCGGTCAGCGCTTCGGCGAACAGCACCCGCGCGTCGCGGATGGCCTGTGCCTCGCGGGCAGTCTTGTCGATCATGCCATTGTTCCTTTGGGCGATTGCGCTGCCCACGTCCTGGCAGCGGAGCGAGCAGAAGCGGTGATAGGGGTGAGGAGCGGTGGCCGAAGGCCAGTGATCGGTCCGGGGCACCGATCGCAGCGACGAACGGTCGTGCTGGAGGCGATGGACGTAACCAAAGCCGCGGGTCTCCCGCGCGCAGACGGCGCAAAGCGCTACCCCAGCAAGAAATTCGCGATCGGATCTTCGGGCGGCCAACCCGCCCGCTGGAGCTTCTCGGTCTGCATCACGATCCAGCGCGAGATCGCGTTGCTGGCCATGGCCTCGAGGTCGCCGAGGGTAAGGCTTGCGATGGGTTGGTGCAGTCTTCCTCGGGCCTCGAGCCATGTTCCGATCTCCAGCGCGGCGGCGCGCGTCACATGCGCCTGCCATTCGTCGGGGGTCATGGGCCGGTCTGCCGGCCCATCCCCATCGGGCTCGGCGGCAGGCGACCCTGCGGACCCGCCCGACCGCCGCTTCCGCCGCACCTCAGCCATTGAGCCACGCGGGCATCGCCGGGGTGCCCGGCGCGGCGGATGCCGGTGCCTGCGGCGCGGTCGGTGCTGCAGGTGCAGTCTGTGCGCCCCAGGCCGGAGCGGCCGTCGCAGTGGGCTGCGCTGCCGCGCCCCATGCCGGTGTCGGCGCCTGCCAGCCCGGCGCCGCGACGCTCGCGGCCTTGCGCGGCGGGGCGTTGACGGGTTCCGGCGGGACTGTTTCGCCGCGCATGACCGCCGTATGCTGCGGCTCGTCGGGCAGAACGACGTTGGCGATGCGGTTCTGGTCGCGATACTGCGGGTTCGAGGCGGGCTCCACCATGATGCGGGCGGCAAAGACGATGCCGTCGAGATGCTTGAGGCCGGGCAGCACCCGCTTGGCCTTGGTCGCCGGAGTTTCGTCGCGGGGATCGAGCCCGAGAGCGCTGTCGACCATGGCGCGAAACGTGGATTTCGAGATCTTCCAGCCGATGGACTGGCCTTTCTCGTCGAGCTTTCCGCCCGCCACGGTGAAGCTCTGCCAGAACTTGCGCCGGGCGTGCGGGCCCTCGACTACAGTGAATTCGCAGTCGAGCATCCGCGCATCGCTGGACTGCGAGGCCTTCAGCAGCCCCGCATCCATCGGGGTTGCGCCATTCACCCCGCCGGGGCGGATGGTCAGGCGGACCTTGGCGAAGGTGCCGTCCGGGATCAGCTCGCCGATGGGGGCCATCTGAGGCTGGGCGTCGTTCAGATCGTAGCTCATGTCAGTTCCTTTCAGGGATCAGGTGGCGAAAGCGGGTTCATGCGAGGTGCGGCCGTCGATCCGCGCGAGCAGCGCGCCGAGATCGGGCGGTTCGGTCAGGTCGAGACGGCCGGAACGGTCCTTGGCGGGAAGGCCCCAGGGATTGCCGGATTTGCAGACAAGGCGGCGGTCGCTGGCGGTCTCGTCCAGCACCCAGCCGCCGTCGGCATCGCGGGCGAAAAGCTGCATCGAAACCACCTGGTCCACGATGCCGGGCAATTCCCTCCCGGCCTTGCTGCCTTCCATCTGCGGCTGCCAGGTGACGGCGCCGAAATCGTCGGTCACCTTTTCCAGCACGCCGACGAAGATCACGGTCTTGCCGCGCGCATGCTGGAGGTGCTTCAGCGCCTGGATCACCTCACGCCCCAGAAGCCCGTAGGCACCGCGGACATCCGGCTTGCCGGTCCGGTCCGAGAAGGCCTCGGGCTGCTGGCGGGCATAGGCCATAGCCTGCCGGGTCAGATCGGTGATCGAGTCGACGAAGACGATGCGGCGCGCTGCGAGGAAGGCTTCGATGCCGCTGTCGCGGTGCTGGGCCTGCAGCCAGGCATGCCGTTCGGTCCCGTACCAGGACTGCGGATGTTGCGCGGGGTCCGGCCCGCCGATCAGCACTGCCAGATCGCGGAAGTCGGTGAAGCTGCGCACCGGGATCGACGCGCCGCGCCAGTCCTGCACCGATTTCATGCCAGCCTCGAGGTCGAGGCAGACGGTTTCGTCGGCAGGGAGGGATTTCAGCAGCGTGGTCTTGCCCACGCCGGGCGGGCCGAAGATGGCGAGCGAGGTCTTGTTCTCGGCGGCCGAGAGGCGTTCGTCGGCGGTGATGATGCGGAAGGCCATGGGGTTCTCCGAAGGATTGAAAGGGGCGCGGCGGCGGGGGTGACCGGGTGCCGAAGGGGAACCTGCCCGGCGTTGCCGCTCGGGCGTCCCGCCGCCGCGCGTCACCGGTCTCGGGTCTCGAGCCGGAATACTGGTTTGCCGGTGGTCTCGGACCGGGCGGCTGCGAAGCCGTCGCGCATGGCGTCGGGCCAGGCCCCGAAACGGCGTTCGGGCACGCGATAGGCGATCTCGAGATACTGGGTCGGATCGTCGCCGGCCTCGCGGATCCGGGTTGCCATGGTGGCCAGCCGGTCCTGATCCCAGGTGACCTTCTTCGGCAGATCGGCGATGACCACCACGCCCGCATCCTCGATCCGGATCGTGCCCGAGGTCTTGCCCTGCGCAGACCGCTCGGCCTCGGTCGCGGCGCCATATCGCTGCGCCAGTGCCGCCTCGAAACGGTCCTTCAGGCGCTTGACCCGCGCGGTCTCAGACGCTGCCGCCTCCTGCAATGCCAACAGCAGGTCTGGCGGCATGTCGGCGATTTCGCCGATGGACAGCCGGTCGAGGTCGTCGAACTTCGGCATGTTTCCGTCGCGCCCCTCGGTCGGCGCCTCGGTGCTGGGGAAAGGCGTGGCCATTACAGCCCCTCCCGCTTCAGTGCCGCATCCACGGCGCGGTCCGTGCCGACAGCCCCGGCTTCACGCGCCAGACGATGGAGCTTTTCCAGCGCCGAGGATCGCTGGATGGCCGCGGACAGTTCGGCATTCGCGGCGACGATCGCGATGGCGATCTCGTCGACACTCGCGGTCTCGACGGGCAGCGGATCGCTGGCATCGCCGGGACGCCAGGCGGCGGGGATCACCTCCGGCAGATCCTCAAGGCTGCGGAAAGCCTTGCGCAGGCGCGCAAGCGGGCCGTTGGTCTCGGTCATATCGTGGCCTCCGTTGGGGGATGCGGCCGAATTTCCGGCCAGAAGGAAGTAGAGGGACGGCGGAAGCCGATCCCCGATCCAGGCAAGCGTGGCGCGCATCAGGCGGCCTCCTCTGTCGCGATGAGTTGGGAAAACGGGATCGGCGCATGGCGCGGCTTGGTCCGCGCGATGGCCAGATAGGTGAAGCGGTCGGGGCCGACCCGGACCTGCACCAGATGCACCAGCGCGGCCTCGAAGGCGCGGTGAGCGGCACTGGCCAGCGCCCCGAGCCTGCGGCGTTCCGGTTCCGGCAAGGTGGAAATCACCGCCGTGGTATCGATCCCGAGAAACCCGCGATGATACTCGAGGCGGTCGCCCGGCATGGCCTGGCCGATCCAGGCGCAGAACTCGATGTCGGTGAGCGGCCGGGCCTTTGCGGGCGTGAATTCGGTGAGGGGCATGACGATCATCTCCATGTCGGTCCTCTACTCACGCTGCTTTCGAACCGTCCCACTCGGCCCCGATCCCGCGCATGGCGAGGTCGAGCCGCAGGCGGGCGATGTGGCGGTAGAGGGCGGACCGGGAGGTGCCGGTGCGCTCGACGATCTCTGCGACAGCGCAGGTGCCAAGTGCCGCGCAAAGCCCGCGGGCCTCCTCGGGCAGGCCGCCCAGCACCCGGGCGAGATCGTGGATTGTGTCGGCGTCGTCCGTGGCGGAGCGGTCCTGCCCATGCCAGGCGGCCAGACCATCGGCTTCCGCCAGCAAACTGCCCAGCGGCTCGGTCGCGCCGGAAACGGGGGCGTCGAGCGAAAGCACCGTGCCGCCCTGCATCCTGCGCTGGCGGTGATGACGGATGGCAATGCGCGAGGACTGTTTGCGCAAGACGATGTTGGAGAAAGCGCCGATGCTGCCACGGCGGGCGTCGAAGCCGGGCAGTCGGCAGATCAGGTCGACCAGCAGGTCCTGGCGGAGATCGTCGAGATCGGCGGCGGGCAGCACCAGCTTGCGATGCAGGCGGCGCGCGGCAATGGCCGCCTCGTCGATCAGCGTGGCAAGGTCATTGGGGGAAATGGGAGGGAGCATCTGTTTCGATCCTGGTCGTTTGCGTTGACCAGTCGAAGATGCAACCTGCTGAAATTCTTTATCTCTCGGGCTTCTCCCGGAAACCTCCCGAAAATCTCCCGGTGCCGGAAAACGGGTCTAGGCGATGAACGCGATCCCGGAGGATGCAAGGTCGAGACGTGCGCCGACCTTGGACTTGCGATCGATGAACCCGTTGCTCGGGACCGCATCCAGCCGCTTGTTCTTCCGGAACGCATCGCGCAGCCGGTTGATGCAGCGATCGACCTGTTCGGGATTGCTTTCCCGCCCTGTGCTCGCCTGAAGCGTTGCCGCCAGTGCCTCCTTTGAAACCCAGCCCCCGGCGGCCATGGCCTCCTCTGCGAGCAGGGCGAAGGCGTCGAAGTCTCGCGGCTCGATGTCGATTTCGATGCCTTCGAAGATCACCCGGCGGCCGATACGGTCGATCTGGAGGCGCGCGTCCGGGGCCTGCTGTCCCGTGGGCACCCGAACCCGACCGAGATCGAGCGCGAAGGGGCGATCCGGGTCGTCGCGCAGCAGATCGAGGGCACGGGTGACCGTCAGGCGGAGGCCGTCGAGCTGGCGAGCGACCGCCGTCGGCAAGTCGCAATCGCCGAGACTGATCAGGGCAACAGGCGTTTCGCTGTCGATGGCGCCGCGCACATGGTCCACGATTTCTTGCGAGTTCTCCTCCCGCAGTCGCCGCACAAGGCAGATTTCGGCAGTTCGACCATGCTTTTCGTGGCGACCGAGCCGCCAAATCCTGGCCGAGATCGCAACCGGACCCGGCCCCTTCAGTCCCGACTGCTCGCGTATCGCGCGGCAGAGAGCGGCGATATCGATGTCGAAGGACTGGATATCCAGCGCGTCGTCGTAACGTTCGCACTCTCCGGTCTCTGGATCGACGACGATCAATTCATCGCCGACCACCTGAAAGACCGCAGTGCCATCGTCGCGTTGATCCTCGCGGTCCGCCAAGATTCCCAGATTGCGCAGCGATCGGACGAAGCGCGGATCATAGGGCTCTAGCTCTGCCGCACCGATGGCACGGATCGGATGACGATCACTCTGCCGCAGCAGCAGCCTTATCAGTTCTGCGGCGTTTGCGAATGTCATTGTTTTCCAGCATCTCGAGGATGAGCCGTTCGTGCGAGTGGTCGCGCATGCTGACTGTGCGCGGCGGCCGGATCGTAACCGGGACCACGATCTCGCTGCCGTCCACTTCAATGGTGACGTCGATCTTGGCATGCACGATCCGCACGTCAGCAACCTCGATCTCGGGGGCCAAATCCTTCAAGCGCCTGAGCGCATTCTCGGAATCGCCGAGCGCCAGAAACCACGGCGAGCGACGCAAGCGCCCCGTAGCGGTCAGTTGCGCCTCATCGATGCGCACTTCCCGCAAGGCGACATGCGTGATGTCGCCGTCGGGATCGAAGGTGAACCTGAACTTCTCGCCGTGTCGCTGCAGGGGACCGAGAGTGTAGAGTTCTTCTTTGGCCGAGGCCTCGAAAATGTCGCCATCTCCAAGGACATGGGCGCCGAAAAGCCTTACCAGCTTCTTGGCGTCGGTGGCGGACTTCGAGCCCACAGAGACTGCGCTCCTGCGTCGGTCATACTCGATGGTCGATTGCACGATCTCGCGGAATTTCAGCGTGTCCTCTGCCCCCTCCTGATCGACGTTCTTGGTCTCTGGCTTGGAGCCGTGCAGGATCAGCACGCGTAACAGATCGTCCTCTTCGAACCACCGCACATCGCAATAGTGACCGTTGTAGCGGCCTGCGAAGTGCAGCCGTGCCGATTCGGCGAAGCTGTCTTTTACCCCGGCATCGTGGTGGCGCAGTTCGACGTCCTCCCGTTCCGCGTCGCGTTCGAGCTTGGACGAATGGGCAAGAAATGCCGCTGCGCTGAGGGCGCGGTCGAAGATTGCACGGTGATCGAGCCAGGTGACCAGCGCCATGAAGCGCGGCGTGAAGCGCAGATCGTCAGCTGCCCCGTCGATACGACACGCCGACAGGACATCAATACCAGCCTCCGAGGCGATTTCCTGGATGATTCGTGCGCCGGCATCGGTCGACAGCGTCGAGATATTGTAGAGTGCGAATTGCAGCTTTGCCGGGAATCGCAGGTCAGCCCTGGCGAAGAGCGCGAAAATCGCCTCACGCCGCTTTCCCTCGTCCTCTGGGAGCCCATTCCAGTCGAAATCTATCTGGCCCAGATAGGGGCTCAGCAAACGATGAAGCAGTTCGAGGTCGACGGTGCGCGAGAACGCGCGATCGACGAAATTCTTGATCCTCTTGGCCATGTAATCTCCTCTCGCCCTGAAACCTTGTCGCTTGCGGTCGCAAACCGGTTTGCGCCTCCACGACCCGCTTA